TCCATATTCACTGGCAGTCCTCCTGATCGCAGCGGGGAGCAAGTCAGTACTGTAACCAGTACCCTCTCCACCATCTTCTGGATTACCACCCCCCTGATACCCAGAACGAGGCACCAGCCCGCCGTAGGCGCGCGGCACGGCGTCTTCGGTCGCGCGGTCGTAATCAAGCGTCAGGAAGCCATTGCGGCTGCCAACGGCGTCGGGCTTGCGCTGCGCAACCTCTTGCGCCATCAGGCCGAGCTGGGTACGTCCGTCACCCATGTCGTAACGATAGATTTGCTGCCCATCGTAGGTCTCGCCGACCGGCGCGATGTTGTCCTTGAGGCGACGATCAGAGAACGGCAGAAAGGCCATGAGCGCGGACAGTGCTTCAGGAGCAGCAGCGGCTGCGGATGTTGCCGCACTGCCCAAGCCATAAAGGCTGGTGCCGAGCTTTGCAGCATCCATAAGTTCCGATCCAAGACCCTTAGGCGCGCCCGGTGCCTGCCCCGGCTTCGGAAGCTGCTGGATCTCATCCTTACCTTCTTCAATCACACCCTGAAGCGTCGGATCGCCGCCATAAGGCATACCGCCAGAGGCATAGCCGTGAGGAACAAGACCGCCGTAGGCTTGCCCCGCAGCGCGACGCTCTTCGTCGGTTGCGGGCGCAGATGCATCTGTTCCCGTCGAACTGGAGGTTGAAGGCGCAGCAGGGGGAGGACTTGCAATGTCGCGTATCTTGCCCAGACCAGTCATGGCTTTGCTGCCAAGACCCTCTTTCCCGAACAGCCCCTTGTCGCCAAGCAGGCTTTCACCAAGGCCCTGCGCTTGTTGAAGACCGCCGGCAATCTGCATCAAGTCAGACTGACGCTGCTGCGGGACTGGACCCGCTGTTATCAGTTTGGGAACAGGCAAGGACGCTTGCGGCACAAAACCGGGCTTGCCTTGCTGCTGACCGCCATAGGGACCACCCTGCCCCGCGTAGGGGCCAAGGAACTGCTGTTGCGCTGCAAGTATGGAGCGAAGGTCTTCCGCGCCCACAAGGCCGCCCGGAGCGTAGCCGCCGCGATCATAAGCGCCGGGCTCCATGACCGCACCTCCCATGCTGTCTCGAGACGGATTGACGACCTTGTAGTCGTTGACGTCGATCACGAGGCCCGGACGCTTTTTCTCAATATCCTGCGCCATCGGGCCGACGCGCTTGGGCGGCATTGGCTCGCCAGTCTCGCGGGCTCGCTCCACGTCGTCAATGTAATCGTAGGCATAAAGCCCCTTGCCGAGGGGCTTGATGTTGGTCTTCTCGCGTTCGTCGGAGAAGAACGGTGCCGGCTGCGTCGTAGTCGTTGTGGATCCCGACAGCGCGCCGGTGCCCATCGCAATGTTTGCGAGGAACTGGGCGACTTGGAAGGGATACCCGCGCTCTTGCAAGAACTGCTGATAGCGCGCCGTGAGATCGGCCTGCTGCGTCTGCTGCTCGAGCGTACCGGCACCCATGAGCGCCTGTGCGCCTGCGAGGCCCGCTTGCTGCGCGCCTGACCCCAACTGTCCAAACTGAGCACCAGCCGCCAGCGCGCGTTGCGCGTTCGCCTGCTGCGCCTGTAGGCCAACTCCCTGCTGCTGCGCCGCCGTTTGCTGCGCTTGCTGATACGCCTGCTGATACAGCGGCGAGACGGCTTGCGCCGTGGCGAGTCCCTGCTGGCCCTGAAGCACGGCTCTCTGAATACCGGCACGATCGCCACCAAAAGCTCCGCCCCTGATCGCCGCAGCCTGTTGCTCGGCGAGCTGCATGCCTTGCTGCTGTTCGAGCCCCCGGCGTGTCGCTTCGACGACGTTCTGCGTAAACGGGTTCATGTAACGCTGGGTTTCAAGCTCTCCCGGTGTCACGGGGCCAGCTCCCGCAGCCGTTAGTGCCGCCGCTGCACCATAATAGGGTTGTGCCGCCCCTGCGGCCTGATATGTTGCGCCAATGCCCGCCTGCTGCGTCCCAGTCAGTGGCGCAACAAACTGGCCGCCGTATTGCTGGAATGGTTGTTCAGCGACGCGCTCGGCGCGCGCATTGACCGCGTTGTATCGCGCCAATACTTCGGGCGGAATCTGAACCGATTGCGTAGTTGTGGCTGTCTTTCCGCCCATAGTCAGTTACTCCGCAGCCTGTTTCCAAGCGCCAGTCTGTGAACCATAAAGAAAATACGCGCCCGCCGGCTGACCAAAGATCCGCCTGTACATGCGGACTTTTCCTTCTGTCCGGTGATTGGACAGGATTCCGATGGTAAGGGGCATGCCAAGTTCATCGGCAACCTTCTTGCTGAACTCGCATAGCTTACGCGCTCGCCCCCCTTTGGCTGCGCGGTAGGCCGGGCTAATGAAAACAGCCTTTTCTTCAAGAATAGGCTCGTCACTGTACCACAATTGGCCGATCCGCAAAAGAATGGCACCATGAGGTTTATCGCCGGGCACACCGACAATGCCGACAATGCCCTTGTCTCTGTTTAACGCTGGCCAAATCTCAGTCAAAAGCCTCATCGGGTTTGGCGTCACAAAGCCATTTTCTTTGCAGGCCGCTGTAGCCAGTTCCATGATGTCGTCGACGTCTTTCGGCTGCCCTACCCATACTTTCAGTTCATGTTCTGACATTGATACCCCTTTCGTATTTGTCAGTCTTTGCGCGGCCCCGGAAGTTTCTTCAGCGTGCTGATCAGCTCTGCCCGCGTTTCCTTCACCCAAGCGTCAAGAGCACGGTGTCCGGTATCCATGTCGCCGCCACCCGCCCAAGCTACTTCCTGCGGTGACAACACATATTCGCCGCCCGCAGCGATAATCGGCACCGGCTCGCCCGTCTCGGCCTCTCCGCCGGCGGCATACCCCTGCGCCTTATTGAACATCATTTTGACAGCCCGAAAGCCTGCCATCGTGTTACCTTCGCCAAGCGCAGACACGATGTCTGCCGGGATCACATACGCCCCACTGGGGACGTGCATGTTGAGGTGGTCGGTCCTGCCTGCCACCGGACTGTGAATAGGACCAGTGTGAATAGCTTCCGTCTTTGGCGCGGAAGTCTTTGGCGTCATGGGAGGCGAACCACCAGCCGCTCTGCCTTTGCGCGCTGTCGAAAGCGCGATTGCGATCGCCTGTTTTTGCGGATATTTACCCGTGTGCATCAACTCCGAAATGTTGGAGCTGATTGTTTTCTGGGATTTACCTTTTGCGAGCGGCATGGATCACCCCAAGAGATAAGTGATGTTGATGGATTGCCCAGTGCCGGGCGCAATCACGAGACCGGCATCGAAAACCACATTGGATTCATAGACGCCGATCGTGTTCGGGCATGCCACCAGTGCATTTGACGACGCGCCACCTGTTGGCGTTGCGCTGTTATAGACGAAGCCAACAGTCGTTCCAGCAACTGTTACACTGAAGCGCAAAAGACGACCTTTGCCCGCGACAACAAACGTCGAAGCCGTCGCAACTGCCGTTGTGACAGTCGCAACTTCAGACGCCAGAGACTGCTGAATTGCGTTCAGCGCAATGACGCCGTTCTTTTGCGTTGTTAAAATATCGTCAAGGCTTGCTGGCATCAGTATTTCCCATCCTGCTGCAGGCGGTAGCGAATGTTTCCAATACGCCACCAAGAGCCAATATCATCGCTCTCAACTTTGATCGATGTCAGACGTCCCCTGAACCTTGGCGTAATATACGTCGACGCCTGTGTCATCGTGTAGGGGCCGTAAGTCAAAGGCGTTTGGCCGGGATAATCGGCGACATAGAAAGTAATTTTTACCTGCGCATTCTGTGCGCTGCCGTAATAGCCCCATTTCATGTCTGGCCATATCTGGTCAACGAAGATTTTGACATCGGCCTCTGTCATCGCGAAGTAGCCGGTTTGGAAATAGCTATTCATAGCCATACCATCGGCGTCTGGAGTCGTTTCATGCTGGTAGATGTAATAGTTTGGTGCAGCGCCAATCGGCGGACCCAGCACGCTCTCATTGATCCACGCCGTGCGTGCAAGAGTGCCAAAATCCCACTGGTCTAGCAAAATGTTATATTTGACGTAATGGCTGACTTCGCCGCCGTTGCTGTTGGTTGGATAATACCAAGATATTTCGCCAAAACGTGAGTTTGGCGCAACGCGAATCTTGTCGAGGTTATCAGTGTCCAAGTCTTGAAAGATGACATCCCATATCGGGCAGCGTATTGGCTCGACGCCGTTGCCGGATAATTTGAAGAATTGGCTCTGCCCCATCCAGTAAACGATGCCACCCATTGAGGCGGCAGCCCTGCGACCGATCAGGCCGCAGCCCGTACCAAGCTCGTTGATTTGATAGACATAGGGAGGCCCGACATATTGCATCGCCCAAACGCCCAAGTCCGTCCAAACCAGCGTCTGTTGCGGCCCTTGGATACACTGGACAACCTTCGATCCCTTTGGAATGCGGAACGAACCCGCCTGATTGGTGACTTGCGGAGCCCATACGTCATAATTATCGACGTCGCACCAACGCAATAGAAGGGCATCCTGTACGCCATTGAATGTCGATCCCCACGCAATGATTTGACGTTGAGGCATGGCGACAACCATGCCGCTATTTGCAACAGGAGCATTAGCTATGATTGTCGCGACAGGTGTATTGTTCGAAGGCGACCAAATGTAGATAGGTCCATTTAACGGACACGCGACGAAGATTTCGCCCCAATTATCGAGCGTCCAGTCGGTGGCCGTGATCGGTGTGCCGGTTCCTGCCGGAGCAACAATGCCTGAACCGTATCCGCCCGTTCCATAACCACCGACACCATAACCCGCGTTTGGCGCGACAGGACCGATGCCATTGTAGTAAATGTATTGTGCATTGCCGCTATTCATATTAGCGGACGTAGTAGACGTCGCAGCATTTGCGCCCGTGATGTAGAAAGTGTTGGTCGTAGGCGCAGGCGAAGAAAGGACCGTGTAATTGCCAGAAAAGACAATCCCGCCAACCGTCGTAGATACAAGAACGGGGAATGTGTCTCCTGCAAGAAACCCATGATTGTTCAAAGTGACTTGAACGGATGCGCTGCCGGACGTCACAGAAAATGATGGCACTGCGCCGCCAGATGCAACTGTGGAAGTGGCATATTTAAGATTACCAAAAACATCAATAGCATTGATTTGAAACTGATTTGCAGAGACAGCAATAGCTGGATATTTACCAAATAAGATTAACCCACCAACAGAAATCTGTGTTCGAATATCAACAACATCGTAAGCATCAAGAGAACTTCCATTCGCCGTGATAGTGACAGTTGAGCTGCCAGAGGTTGTCGAAACATTGACCGCTTTATTATCCGTTGTCGTCTGCGGCGTAATGATGCTCTGGGCATTGTTATAGATAACGCTCAGAGATGATTCTGCACCAACGCCAAGCCAAGAACGCCCGCTCGTATCTTCCCACGCCCACAAGGCGCGAATGATGGAGCCGACGCTGTTGCTAAAGAATTTTTGCCAGCCTCCCAACTTTTGTGGGAGCCCGATGCCTTGGCGATCAGGAACAAAACGGATCAGATTTGATTCCGACAACGCGGCTTCATTGAGCGCCAATGTGCGGTTCTGATCGACGCCGGGAACAAGTTTCAAAGCCGCGTGAGGCATTTTTTATTACCTCGTAGGCGTTGCGACGGGGGTGGGAGATTGAGAAGACCAACCCGACGCTTCAAACTTTTTACGGGCCTCTTCAACCATCGCGCCTTTTAGCAGTGCCTGATATTGGCTTTCGTAAGTCACGGCCATTTGAGGGTCATCATTTGCCCTGCCAAAATTCCGTTGATACGCTGAAATATAAATCATTGAAGCCATGATGAAGAGATCTGGTAAGTATTGGCTGATGAAAGTTGTGGTATTTGTTCCCGAGAGACTATTGGGACGGTAGGTGCCAACAACCTCAACAGGATAGGCTTGATCCGGTACCGGACCAACAAAGAACAATGTCTCATTGAATGGGACAAAATATTTTGGTTTGCCAAGATTTGCGCTCAAAGATGATCCATAAACTGCGTCAAGGAACTCTTTCGTCGTAGGAACGAGCGGAACGCGGAGACAAGCGTCAGGATTTGTCGTCGCGGAGGCGTTGCCATTTGCGTCAGTTAACAGATTGATCTGCTCGCTTACGACAAAAGTGCCGGACTGCGCGTCAGTATTTAGAGATAGATTTATGTCGAATGACAAGTTTCTGTTGCCCGGCGTCAGGACAAAGCTGACGCCGTGTAGAGACGTCGAAGTAAACATGAAATCAATGTCACGATACATCCGATTTTCGGCGTATGTGATCATCTGCGGTAGGATTTTCAAAAATTCCGCATTGGTCTCCTCGACGACGGCCATCGTCGCGATCTGAGTAATGTAGCTGGTCGTGCCAGCGACTGTTCCAGCGTATGAGAGGCCCGTCGTCATTTCCGCGCTCCTGAACGCCTATTTTAGCAGTTATCGCGCCGAAAACCTACTGGCAGATGGCGCGAATGGCGTCTCTCGTCTTCCCGTAGTCAGTGACGAGCTGCTGGACGTTTGGACCAGCCGCCGCGAACTCTTTTGCCGCCTGAGCCTGAAACGCCTTGGAATAGGTTACTAGCGGCACGCAGCCGCTAGAAGTCGCCGCGTTGCAGCCTGCCAGCAGTGTCGCCGGGAGGGCGATTTTCAGCCATAACAGTGCCAGCCGCTTTGGCATCCTTTGCCTCCTTTTCGGCCTTCTCGCGCAAGGCGCGGGCCTCCCCCGTAGCCTCGGCCATCTTCGCGATGGCCCAGATCATGAAGCCGCAAAGAAGAATTAAAGAGCCCCAGACAAGGATCTCAATCATTTTGCAGGGCGATTCGTATAGGCGGACCATCCCGCGATAACAGCTGCCGAGACAGCAGCCGTGAGATCGGCGACAGCGCCAGAAGCAATGAGCCCTTTGCCTGCCGCGTATCCAAGAGCGACGGAAAGAACAGCGCGGACAATGCCGCCAACTTGATCAGAAGTCATTTCTACCTCCTACTTCCTGCCAAACGCGGCGCTCTTCACCCGCGCCATTGGATACGCAGGGCCGGGGTCCACTTTCCGACCGGGCGCAATGTCGTCATGCCCGACAACATTGTTTTCCTTAATACCATACTGAGCGACAATTGCCGCCATAATCTCGATGCTGGCTTGCACCTGCGCAGCAGGGTAATCGTCCCAGCCCAAGACTACCTTTGGATTGTTCTTGTGCGCCGCAACAACGACCTCAGAAGGCTGGAAAGTCTTTTTTGCCAGTTCTGCGCGGTAGGTGCCGTCCGCCATCTTCTTGAGCGGCCCGCAGTTCGCCATTTCAATACCAATCGAGTTTGAGTTGATGGCGGTGACCTTGCCCCAACTTGACTTGCCGGCGTGCCAACATACCCGGTTGAACGGCGCAAGTTGGGTGACATTGCCCTTCTGATCGAGGACCAGATGGGCTGAGACTCTGGATTGCGAATCGCAGAGCCAGTTTACGGACCCAGCGGCGTTGTCCGCGCCAGTGAAATGCATGACAAGGATGGAAGGATTTATCGCACCGCCCTTGTTCGGGGTTGCGCGTTGCTCGACAGGTTTTCCGTCTTTGTGCAGAATGTGATTTACGACCGTGTATGCCAAGAGAATTTCTCCTTATATCTCCATATACTCAAGCCAAGAACCAGTTTCGAAGATCGTGCTTCCAGACGCCGAAAATTGGGCCACTCTCAAGGCCAACGTCCCATTTGTCGCGCAATCGAAATATCCCCAAACAGGGAATACATAATTCCCGGAGCCGCCGCCATTCGACACGAATGTTGTGTCATAAGCAACTTGCGCTGTTGATGATGATGAGACCCGCACCTCACCTGTCGAGAGCGCCGGCCCGTTGATTGCCATTTTGAAACCGCCAGCGCCAGCATTAACGACCACTGCCCCTCGAAACGAGTATTTTTTTCCTGCTGTGACCCCGAATTGCAGGGTGTCATCATTAACATATGTCGTCGATGAAGAGACTGTCTGGTCGGAGGTCCGCTTTATAAGGGTCCAGCTGCTCGTCGCTGCAATGGTGATTGAGCCCCCGCCATTCGTGATTGTGATGCCGCTGCCGGCTGTCAATGTCGCTTTCGCCAGCGTATTGCCGGATGAATTGCCAATTAGCAGTTGTCCGTCTGTATAAGACGTTTGGCCAGTTCCGCCATTCGCAACCCCGAGCGTTCCGGCCATTGTTATTGTGCCGGAAGTCGTTATCGGTCCGCCGGAGAACGTCAGGCCAGTCGTCCCGCCGCTTACGTCAATGCTTGTGACTGTTCCGCCTGCGCCAGTGTACGCAATCGTTATTCCGCCCGCAGAATTTGTGACGGAGATTCCGGTGCCAGCTGTCAGTGCCGCAAGATTGAAATCTGCGCCATTGCCAATCAAAAGCTCACCATCAGCCGGAGAACGCCCCAGCTTGACCGTCTGGTTCCAAATGGCGACCTTGTCATTAGCCATCAGTTCTTGTCCTGCTTATGATCCAACTTCTCAAATATCTGGCGGCAGATTTCCTTGATCTCCTTCAATCCGTCTGAAAACTCATTCTTTTGCACATAGCTGGTGGGTAGGGCGACTTCGATGCGCTTCACGTCTTCCCGAAGAGACTTAACCGCGCTCCAAAGCTCACGAGCAGCCCATCCAATTCCGGTCAGCAGAATGCCTGCGAGGATGTTAATCAGGTTCTGCAATTCCATTTTCATCATCCCTACTCAGATGCTGTTGACGGTCAGGATGACCGAAGGGATTTCTGGCCTATCTGGGGTGACTTGCGCCGCCCTCGCAAGCAGTCTCATGTCCGTGTCTGTTGAATGCCAGAAGAGCTGGAAGTAGTCGTTCGCTGAGAAGTTATAAAAAAAGTTCCACGCGGCAACAGCGCGCCCATTGTTAGCGTGAACAGTCAGGATTGTCGCAGTGTTTGCAACATTGTTTCCATTCACAGACAGCCACACTTCAGCGTCGTCATCGCCGCTGTCTGTCTTGTCGAACTGGGCGGAGAACTGGATATTGTAAATCCCAGCATTGGCAATGCGAACCTTCCCCAAGGCCTCAACTGTGACGCCATTCGTCAGGTCGGTCGAATTAAAGGTCATGGCGTTGGCGACAGTCGCGCCGCCATTTGTCTGTGTCGTCGTATCGTAGAACGATCCATAAAATGACGTGGAAATTGCAAGATTGGCAATTTGACTTGTAGTTGTGCGCACAGACACGCCAGCCTGAACAACTTCGACTTGCTCAGTTCCATTCAAAGCAATAGCGGCGGGCAAGTTGGGGATCTGTATCGAACTCATGTGAGTGGTCCCGTTTTTGGAACATTGACGTTGTTGTAGGGCAAGCCGGGGTCGTTGCCACCAGCATCGTTCGGAACCTTCGGGTCAGTGCCCGGCTCTTCGTTAAGGCCACCCGGCGGCTCGCCCGTCTGCTGCGTGACTCGATTGTTGTTGTCCTGCGTAATGCGCACATCCCCGCCCGGCACGGGTATGCCAGTCTGCGGGTTGATCGTATTCTGCCCGGACGTAACGCGATAATCCGTCTCAGCCGTGACGAAATCCTGCGTGCGCGGGTTCATGATCGGGACGGGATCGGCTGGTATGGCGATCGTGCGCAATTGTTCCTGTGGCTCGTCATAGCAGCGGTCGCATACAAGAATGCGTTTATTGATCAGCGACGCGCCGGCCCAGTCGAATTGCCATTTGAGCATATAATGATTGTAGCGAAAACCGCAGCGGTCGCAGATGGCATGCGCCCTCGGTGAGGAGGGGCTTGTTCTTGCGCGACCAGCACGAGATGCGTACACCATCAGGCCCTCCAGTAACCGGAGAGGCTGGGCGAGATGTACACTTGCGCATACTCGGTGTTCTGCTCTGCAGCGACCGCGTAGGATTCATCGGCAAGGGGCTTCAACATGGCGGTCTTTTCGGGTGCCCAGATCACGGCCAGACGCGCCGCCAAACCATAGGCAAAAGCATCCAGCCAAAGGAACGGAACCTCAACCTGCGCGGCGTTCTGCAGGTCGCTGTCCTGTATGCGGCGAACTCGGTAGTACTTTAGGTACTGGGCCGACGTGCCGTCTGGCACGGGCCACAGTGTCACGGTCGGCGCAATCAGGCGGTCAAACCAGAAAACCGTCGTGAAGCCTTCTTGCTCTTTGTTCGGGTAGGAGGCGTATTCAGATCTGCTGACCGGCAGAATGATCCGGTCGATGGGATCAGAAACACCATCGTCAATGGTCATGTAAGCGTCGAGGATCATGACAGTGTTGGCGTCAACCGAATAGGTCGATTGCCCGGCCACGAGGGGGACAGTTACAAGATCCACAGCCCATAGATTGACGCCCCTGTTGCTCCAATTCGAGCAAAGCAAGTTCGCAGCCATGCGCGCTGCTTCAAGATGCTCCTGAAGCAGTGCCGTGTTGCGAACACCAATCAAGTTGTACGCATAAAGCGTCAATTCGCCAAGCGAGGGATTGAATGTGTATGTGCCGGTCGTAGCCACACGATCCTCTCTTTCATGCCATCATCGGCACGCCAGCCGGGTATTGTTGTTTGTCGCCAGTCTGCCAGACAATTTCGATATCGTTAGGTTTGATGGGCGGCAGCTGGTCAATGTTCCACCGAAGAACACACCAGTATCCTAACATATTATCAATCTGGCCTACGTCAGCGACCGCCCAATACTCACCACCTTCAATGAGTTGGCCATCAGCGTCAAGAATACCAGCCTGCGAATAAGCAGCCCGCATATCGGCCTCATCAGCGGCTCTCAAAACAAAATCAGTCATGTCACATCCCCGCCATGAGCGCCAACATTTCTGCGCCTGTTTTGTATGAATTATAATAATTTAGACGTTTGAGCCATATTGCGGAATTATTGGTAAAAGTTATAGAACTATTTAAGACAAGTCGATCTGGCGTCGGGAACGATGCGTTCGTACTGCTGTTTACTCCATCCTTATATGCAAGCGTAAAAGGCTGAGTGGCGCGATTAAAAGAGGCACCAATCTTTACGCGTTCGCCAAAAGAAAATGACGGCTTGGAAGAAACTATAGTTGCTCCTCCTGTCGAAGATAGGCGTATAGAATCGTCAGAAAGATTCAGAAAGGTAGATAAGGTAGTAGTAGACCCAGCAATATTTCCTACCGTTAAAAATGTTGCTCCGGCACCAACGCCAGTTGACGGAATCGTGTCAGCCGCACACACAAAATCAATCAAATAAGCACCGTTGTTGATGCTGAAGTTGTTGGTGAAGTCTGTGCCATCAGCTTTTATATACTCAACGGTTCTTGTAATAACCGCTCCATTTGTTGGAATGTATGACGTGGCTCCATAACCAAGCTCGAAATGCCACCCAAACGAATAAACTTCATCTGTATTCGTTGCGAGGTTCAGACGCACGGACGCAGGATATACCGTAACATTACCAGAGGTGTTCGCCGTAGTCTGGGAATATGTGAATGTATTAGCATCAACAACAGTAATTGTACTGATATTTGTGTCAGCCGCCGTGCCGGATGTATAGTCAACGCGCAATGAGTCGTTGGTTTGAAATCCGTGATTGGTTAAAGTGACGGTGACAACATTGGTAGTAACAGAATAAGTTCCGCTTTGCCCAAGTAGGTTGACCTGATAGCGCGTCCAACCGAAAGACGGCACGTCTGTCGCCGTGACAAGAGACGTTCCAGCGCCAAAAGTAATAACTCCTGTACCGGTCTTGCGGCGCAGAAACACCGAAGCACAGCGCGCCGTAACGGTACTGGTTCCAGCACTATATTTGACATTGCCATTTGCAGCAGTTGCTGTGATGTAATATGACGCAGTATAGTTGTCTGGACCAAGAACCGCCGAGAGTGTTGCAGTTGTGTTGGTCTTTGCATAGGCAGCATTGCTCAAGTTAGTTGAATATGAAATCTGGTTGGTGCGCGAAAGTTCTTGAAGCAGCAACGCTCCTGATTGCCCATGTGCCGGATTGTAGTCGTAGCGCGGGCCGTAATAGGCGCTCCCGGTCGTTGCGTTGTAGGTGCGTGGTTCAGTCTCGTAGGTTACAGCTTCAAGCTGCGCTTCAGTTACAGTTCCAGAAACAGTGAGCGTGAGCGTTCCGGCAGTAGGTGAGAATTTCAAGAAAACACGATCACTCCCGCCTGTGCCAATCAATGGCCCAGCCGTCGATGTGCCAGACAATGTTACTGTGCCCGTTCCTTTGAAAGAAAGAATATATGGAGATGCTGCCGTAGTCGTCACATTTTGCGTTGAAAGAGTCGCGGAGTTCAGCAGCAGATTATTTGGTCTATAGGTGATGTAGCCTGAACTATCATACAGAGTGCCCAAGCTCGTCGCTACAGGCGTTAAAAATGACGCAAGAGGCGGCGTAGTAAAATTTAGGCTCAACGATGTAAATCCGGGGAAAGACAGACCGCCCCCACGAGACAGCCCCTGCGCAGAACTGAGCCCATTTCCTGCGCTTAATCCACTGCCTATAGATAACCCCGGCATCAGATCGGCCCATTTGAACTCTGGAGGAACATGCCACTGACAGAACCCGTACTGGTCGTAGTTAGAATTACACGAGCATAACGCGGCGCAAACAGGAAATTCGATTGCTGCGTCGTTGTCGCCGCGATGACATTAGGGTCAGAGCTATTAACCCAGTTCATTGCCGAGATTGAAGAAGGGCTAAACGGATCGTTTGGATCGTCAAGCGTGCTTTGAACCGTGTAAGTCGCAGAGCCTGTAACATCGCACTGGAGCGATATGTTCGATGGCGCAAAGTCATCAAACCGAACCCACGGCGATGTGGCTGTGTTGGTCATGCCAACAGTCAGCGAGCCAGCCGCATTGCCAGAGATCGTAACGCTTGTTACCGTCTTGAAGTAGGACACGGTCGTTGCCGTCGTCGCGTTCGGACCCGTTACAGTTTCAGAAACAGGGGCTCCGTTGACGTTTGTGCCCGTCACAACAAAAGTATTCGAACTTTCATTGCCAGCAGCAACAATGGTCACTTGACGCGCTGTCGAGCCGGTGAACGTCGCACCTTCAAACGAGCCGACCTGAACCGAGCCAGAATTTCCGCTCACGGCAACGCGCGTCACAACCAAGAATTTTTTGGTACTTGATACCGCTTTAGTATTGCCGCCAGTGATTGCTTCAACAATTGGAGAATTGTTTTCATCCCAACCATAGACCGTAAAAGTGATCGCAGTGTCATTCGCTGCGCTGGTGATGTAAACATATCGCGGCAGTGAAAAAGAAATCCACGCAGATGCGAGCGTGAGATCCCCTGCGCCCGCAGGGTCTTGCGCTGCGGCAATGTTATTAATACTGAAAGTCGCGCCCGCGCCATTGATGATAATTTGACCGGCATTTGGCGTCTGTGATGCACACACCTGATTGGTGACTGCGGCTGTGACGGGGCCGACGCTAACCGTTTTTGTTTGCATCTTACTTGCCTTTCTTTCCCACCCGCAGGGCCGTTACATTATCTATCAGATTTGGCCAAGGTCTTCCAGCGGAACGAGCGCGAGCCTTTGCTTCGCGCACTTGTTGACGGCTCATGTTGCGCTCCTTCGCATCTTTCGGAGCGTCCTTCTTCCAGAACGGTTTCTCAGCCATATTAGCAGTCCCACTTTCTGAGCGCCTTATTGATTCGGCTGTTTGGATCTGCTGCCTTCGCAGAACCAGTTAACTTTCGCTTCATGCCTGTCATTCTGGCGCAAAAGCTATCTTTACGAGGACCGCCTTCAGGCTGTGGCCGCTTCAAGTTCATGCCCTGCGCCTTCGCAGAGCGACGCCCGGCCTCGTTGAGACCGCCTTCAGGGTTTTTGCCGGCAGCGCGCTGCCATGCGGGTGTCTTTGCCATCCTCGTCCCCATCGCAATACGGGGGGCATTAGCCCCCCGTAGCTCATTACTAATCCTGCGGGAAGGGGCCGGGATCAGTAGTGAGAGGCTTTGCCGCGCGGCGTGCCGCTGGCAGCAGATGACATCACGCCGCCGCCAGTCGCGCGACGAGGACGCATGCCCTCAGCAGCTTCGGACATGACCTTTTTGTCAGCCTTGCCGCCTTTCTTGAAGCCATTGGTCTTTTCTTTTGCTTCCTTGAACGTGGAAGCCTTACCTTCGTATGCACCCATGAGAGCCTCCTGTAGCTCGAAATTAGGCGTTGGCAGCCTGAATGTAGCGGACCACAAGAGTTCCCGCTCCGGGGGTTGCGCTGGGGGCTCCAGAGATGACGTAGATGATGACGTCGCTGGTGCCGACATTGACCCAAAGTCCAGTCTTCGTAGCATCAGTACCGGGCGTAAGGGCCAGAATACCAATAGCATTGGCGTTTGTGGCCGCAACTAACTCAGTAGCAGTCGCAGACGTTCCAACACTAACCGTGTAAGTCGTCGTTGCACTTGACCACACAGTCGTGACGAAAAGAGTGATTTCAACAATAGTGCTGTTTGCCGGAATCACAATTGCCGTAGCAGCCGCCGTAGCAGACTGGGTAATTGCGGCCTGTTGACTCATTTCAACAAAACCGACGTTCTTAATCGTACCAGCAGTACTACCGGTTGTATTAAGGACGTTACCTGCCTTGATAGGGCCGGTAAATGTAGTCGCACCCATAAGGGCCTCCTGCACGATGCAATCACACTGTCTGTGCAGCGTCCGCTAGGTCGGTCAGTGTGATCAATTGTCCTAGAAAAAAGGCGGGGGTTGCTCCCCGCCTTTGCTGATCAGGTCGGGAACGAACCATAGATCGAACGGAAGTTGTAGTATCCGAACGAGTAACGCTCGTAGCCCTTGACAAGCAGATTGTCAGTAACGAAATCGACCTGCATGTCTGTTTCAAATGCAATTCTCTGCATGTAAGACAGGCCGTCGATGTTCGTCAGCAGGAACCAGTTGTTGGTGTCCGTGAGATAATCGTTGACCATGTAGCCTTCAGGCAGGCCGCCCGAAGTCATCATGATCGCGTTGATGTCGTTATCCGCCGTGCCGGGGCGCAGTTCCGTCTTTGTCAGACGAATTGCGGTAGGCTCCAGAGCCGGCGGCACAACGAGACGACGGCCACGCGCGAAGATCTTCAGACCGGCTTGGTCCTTGAAGTTCGTACGGATAGCAATCATCGAACTGAGCAACGTCGCTTCGTTCAGCTCAACCGTCGCCTTGTTGGAGATCGTGCCACCATCAATCGGGTGGTCGGTCGCGCACAGGGCCTTGCCGTCGCCGCCAACATTTGCACTGTACGTGTCGGCGGTGTTGAGGACGTTGGCACCGTAGATTTCCTTGGTCTGGGCGAAGGATTCGATCAGGCCGAGGTTCGACGGAGCGAACTGGGTCTTGTAAAGGTTGTCGTCGATGGCCTTGCGCGTGATGGCATAACCAAGGCCAATTTCATTGTGCTCTTGGTTGTAGACATAACGCTCGCCGGCAGCGTTGTCGAAAGCGGTCTGGCCGCCTTCAGTCTTAAGCTGCGCGTAGCCAAGGAAGCGCATTTCAGCGGTGCGCTCAAGGGCCATCTTCGAGTTGTGCTTCGTGAAGATCTTGTCGTACTGCGACGGGATCTGCTCATACTTGCCTTCAATGCCACGCAGACCGGGCAGAAGAAGGTCTTTAATAGCCGAAAGATTGACAGCCATTGTTGGTTACTCCTTCTTACACGCCGGTAAGCTGCTTGGTGGAGACGTTGTTGAAGGCGACGATCACATGGTTATACGCAGATGCGTAGTCCGTGCCGTTCGCGCCCGGGGGTTCGGTAACGATATCCACCACGCGGAAGGGCAGGGTGTCCGTCGTGTTCGGGGTCTCGACATACATGCCAGAGATACCCGTGGCCGTGTTGCCCGTGCCGACATTGAGCTGGATGTTGGCGTTGATCGCCGCAATACCAACCGCAGTGCCGCCGGCCTGAACGATGAACTTGGCGTTCGGGTCGTTGCAGACGTAGGCTTCCACGTCACCGGAGTTGTCGCTGCCGGGCCAATAATTCGACCACACAGTGCGCTTCTGCGACACCGAGAGATATTTGCAACCCATGAAGATGCCCGCGACCTGAACGGTCGAAGCCGTGGCTTGCTGGATGTAGCCGGTGCTGACGGGGATGACGGCATCGCCAAAGAAGATGGCGGTCGTGTAATCCGATTTAATACGCATGCGGACCTGCTCGTAGGTCGGAGCAGAGCCGTTGCCACTGTACTGACGGAATCCGAAAGGCGCATTGGTGTTCGCCATGACGGGAGTCCTCCTCTTTCAAGGATTAGTCCATCATCGCGCGCCGGGGCGATTAAGAACCGGGTTTTGGTTTGGACCCTTCACGCCGGGGAAGGGTGTAAGAGACCACGCCGGGTGGCCTCAACCAATAATAATACAATCATAATCGAAAATGTAAAGGGCCGCACAATGGCGGCCCTTGTCTTCGGATTTTCGTAGCAATATCAATTCTCTGGAATTGGCATTGCTTCGTAACTCCTTTTTACCTTCACAAGCGAATTGTCCTTGTTGGAACGCTCGAACTGGCCCGCCGGCGCAGCGGCAAGCTGCTCCTCCTTCGCCCGCACCTGCATCCGCGCGCGACGATGACGGTCAGCAATGGCGTCGTCCGTGATCTCCTTCGGACGCTCCATCATAATCATGCCGTCCATCTCGATGGTCTGGCCCTTCCACCCGGCAGGCATCTTTTCGGGATGCCTGTTTGCCGGAACGGGCGTCCAGCCCCTGCGTTGCAGTTCAAGCTGGTGTGCCGGATTCTCGGCATTGAGAACCGTGCGAACCTTCCACTCGTAGGTCCAGCCGTCCGGCACGATCGCGGGATCGATCCAGAACTTGTCACCCATTTCGTCCAGATTACCGCCGTGCTCGCGGATTTCCGCAGCACGACGAGCCGCACGGGCGCGGGGATCGTCGTCACGCAGCTCCGGCCTCGGGGGCGGCCTGCTAACGGCTTCCGGGTCAAGTCCTGCCTTCATCTGGTTTTTGAAGTTGCTCATGCTCTTATCCTCACATCCGGCCTTCACGCTGAAGGAGTTGCTTGTTCTTGTAATATTCCTCGGGGGTCATCCCGATGTCGGCGGCGGCCTCAACCTCCGCCCTCGTAAGCCGTATAGCGTTTGATCGGGTATTGCCCGGCGTTCCAGAACGCGATACGGGGGCCGCTGGAGGCGCTGCGCGCTTCTGGGCGGGTTTTGCTGCCTCAGACATTGCGTCGTCTTCCTCGGCCCTCTGTTGCGCGCGATCAGGCTGCTTGCGCATCTTCAGAGTGGTTTCGATTGCCTCAAAATACTCGTCGGTATCAGGCTGAATGCCGTCAGCCGTCACCATTTGATGCGCGGCAACCATCTTCTGGAACAGCCGCTGGTCCTTGGCATAATCAGGATTGCGCCTGATCCAGTCAGCCGAACGCGGAGACAGATTAGAAGCAAGAGCTTCTACAGGATCTGCCGGCTGCGGAGGCGGATGGGGCTCACGGCGCGTATTTTCGCGCTGCGATTTCATATATTCGTGGCCTCTCCGAAGCTCGGACAGGCGCACCTTATTCTCCGCCATTGCTTCCTGAAGGTCGGCCACTCGGTCATAGTCGCCGATCGACAGTGCTTCCTTGTATTGCGCCTTGATGTGCTCGTTTTCTTCCGACAACGTGCGCATCGCGCCCTCTACAAGGGCAAAATTGGCCTCTTCAGTCTCGTTCTGAGCCCGATATTGGCGCTGAACAGCCTCTCTGGCGCGATTTTCAGCCTCAAAACGCAGCCTTTGTTCTTCCAAAAGCTTGTTTTTGAGGTCGCTGATGCCATCATCAGGCTCAATGTTCTTGTTGTTTGCGTTTTTTTCTTCATTTTCGATAACAAGAACTTCTTTTTCGTCTGTTTTGTCGATAATCGGATCATCAATCTCGATTTCGACCTGATCTTTTTCGCCTGCCATTGGATTACCCCTCAATAAACATCGTCAGGATGAGAAATCTGCATCTTTACAGACACATCTTCGATCATCCGGCACAAAGTCCCGTTGATTGTGATCGCCCAGCCGTCGCTTGGACGGAAAACAACCCAATCGTGCTCATTGAACGTGACGTCGCCGAACCATTTCTTCTCGCCGTCTTCGACAAAAGCGGATGGCCCTTTTTTAAGGATCAGCCCGACCTTGCTCTGGTGGCGATCTTCGTCGCGCGTTTGGTTCGACATAATAATTCCGCCCTTGGTTTTCTCAGGACGAATGTAAACGGCGACCAAAACTTGCGTATTCAGGATTTTAAGGCGGTCAACAGTCGCCCCGACTTGATCCAGAAGCACCTGCTTCGGATTCTTTTCATGCAGCATTGCTATATTGGACATTCACGCGCCCCTTTCGCGTTTGTTGATGATGGATTCTGCCTCTTCCAGTAGCTCCAGAGCCGATCTCAGCCCCGCAACTATTCCAATGTGGTGTTTGTAGGCTCCAAAGTCACCCATCGTGTGCGGTGCCAAGATGACATCCGCCTGCTCGGCAATCGCTTGTTGCAGCAATCGCGTGAGTTCGGCCTTAAAGGCCATACTCGTAGTCAGCACAAGTTCCCCTCCTTGTTCTCCCAATGTAAACGACCGGCGGCGGGAGAAACCGCCGGTCGCAGCCGTCAGCGTGCCCGCTTCTGGATTTCAGACTTTTCAAGACGTCCCTCGCCGGAGCCGGCACCAGCATCCATGTCCTTGTAGGAGCGGTAGACCTTGCCGCCCTTGCGGTAGGACGGCGCGTCCTTGCCCAGCTTGGCGATGTCGGTCTTCTGCAGGCGACCCTCGCCGCCGCCCGAACCAGCCTCCATGTCCTTATAGGACTTGGCAACCTTGGTGATGCGACCGCCGTCCTTGCGCGCCATCGGAGGCACGCCGCCGGGGAGCCCGCCACCAAGTGCAGGGGCGGGTGGAGGCATAGGCATGCCGCCCATCGGGGAAGCGCCCATGCCGGGAGGCGGCATCGGAATAGGGACGCCACCCGGAGGTTTCGGCATCGGTGGCATACCCATATCCGAGGGAATGCCGCCCATCGCGGACGCGGGCTTGGTCTGGATCACAATGTTGACGTTCGTGCCGGGCTTCTTGGCGCGACCGCCGTCCTTGCGCTGCATGCGGCCCAGCGTCTGAGCCAGACGGGCGCGCTGACCGAGCTTGCCGCCCTTCTCAGCCGCAGCTTCCAGCTTCTTGCCGGGGATCGTCTGGCCTTCCTTGACGCCAAGCGACTTGCGAAGCGCGCCGGGCTTCTTGATGGCAGACTGAATCCACTTGGTCTTGCCGCCTTCCTTCATGCCGGGAATGACGGGATCACCCTTGAACTTCAGATAGCCGCCGTCAGCATAATTATCGGCCTTGCCGCGCGAGGGCTTGGAAAGATTTTCCTGATATCTTTCGGTGCGGCGTTGCTCGGCCTCGGACGCGCCCTTCTTGCCGGCGGGCATTTCCATCGGGCCGTAGTTGACCTCGCCGCCGTCTTTGCGCT